ATTCACCTCCCTCCTGTTCATCCTCGTCCTCTGCCTCGTCGGTTTCGTCCGGTTCTGTTTCTGTGTCCGGCTGCTCTGTGTCCGGCTCTGTTTCTTCCTCCGGCTGTTCCGGTTCATCGGCGTTCTCCTGTTCGGATTCGCCTTTCAAATATGCTGCACCCGCCATCGTCAACGGTACGATGCTACCGTTCGCAAGTAGGACATCGCCTCCCTCCGCATCTTCCATGTCGAGTTTACGTCTTGCCTCATTCGGTTTCATAATCATTCCATTGACAGCGTTTCTTAAATATTCCATCTGTGTTTTTGAATCGGTTCGGAATAATACTTTTTCGTTGAATTTGTAATAATATCCGTCGTCTGCATCTTCATCCGGCAGCATTTTGAAATTGATTTCCTCCTCATACTGCTTGATGATGAACAGTTCTGTGTCAACGTAGAACGATAACTGCTGCATTTCGCTGTTACTATATGACGACTTTGAATAGTCGTTGATTTGATTCGGTTTCACTCCGAACGCTCCGGCGATTTGCAGGGCATTATATTTTTTCAGTTCAAAGAACTGTGAATCAGTCAGTTTGATGTCGAGGGGCGTGAGTTTCATTCCTAACGGAACAGGCAGAATTTTTCCTGTATTCTTTGCCCCGCTGCCGAACTCCTCAAACGATTTGACAAGTGCCTCTTTTGCCTTTTCGTTCAACTCTCCCGTGTATTCGAGTGTTGCTTTTGCTGTCAGACCACTCTCATACAAGTTATTCATGAACGCCTGTGATTCGGATGCACCTGCAACCGTGTCTCTCAAAATCTGCTGCACTGGTAGTCCTGTGATTCCGTCGAAACTGAATGATGTTTTGAAATGCATCACCTCGTCCGTGCTGAACACATATTGACGACCGGATGTCGGGTCTGTGTAGACGTACCACAAACGCCCCACTCCTGCGAATATCCCTGCATCGTCAACGACTATCTGCACACAATTTGACTGCATGACCCACAAATCAACGATTTTTATTTCACCGCCGAATTTCTTTCGGTCAAACTTCTTTCTCATATACACATAGCCGTTTCCGTAATGGTTGCGGTTGATTTCAACCGTGTTCCAAAATGTTGTTGGTGTCATGAACGGATTCGGTCTTTTTGAGAGCAGTTTCGATGTATCTGTCGCCTCTGCCTCAATGATTCCCTTGTCCGTTTTCTGATAATATTTGATAGGCATTTTCGCAAGGGTCTCCGACAGCATCTTGAGACAAGTGAAATATGTGACCTCTGATGTCGGTTTTCCTTTTCTTTTCAATCCTATTCGCTCAAGGAACGACGGTGAGTTCAATGTCATTTTCCCTCCGTCGTTCTGTGGTTCGCCTCTCCACCAATTTGATATTTTTACTCCCAATCTCTGAAACGGATTCATTTATTTCTCACCGCCTTTCTTCATGTATTTTTCATATTGCTCAAGCCATTCATTGACAGTTTCATTCACATCCGGACGGTATTCCTCTTTCATTGCGTGTTTCCATGCGTCGATGATAGCGTCAATCGGGTCGATTCGTTCTGTCGTGATGTCTTTGTCAATCTTTATTTCACCGTAATTGTTTGAAATGGTCTTTGCATTCGCAATCGACCAAACAAGCAGGCTGTCAACCGGAACAACTATCTTGTTGCCCTCTTTGCCGACTTCCATTCCCTCAATCTCCACATTGCCCGCAAGAATCTCAAGTCTGAAATCAACGGTCGCATCGTTCAATTCTTTTGCTGTCTGTGTGACAGAGATTGAATCGAATCCCATCGCCTCAAGGTCTGACAGGAACGCCGATGCGTTGTGCGGGTCGTAACAAATCAACTGCGGTTTGAGGTTGTATTCCCTCACTAAATCCTCAAGGTATCTGATGATGTATTTGTAATCTGTCTTGATTCCTCCCAGTGTTTCCGTTACCGTCACAAGACCTTTTTCAATCCATACGTCGTATGGTACTTTGTCAGTCTTGATGTGTTCATCCACCCTTGATGACGGGATGAACGAATGTGTGTGAACAAAATATTTTTTCGTGTCCTCCACCATGAACGGAATCACGATTGCGATTGATGTCAAGTCTCCTCCGGATGACAAGTCAACGCCGACATAGCACTTTGACCCTCTGAAATCCTTGAGTGATTTCAAAACTGCACATGCTTTCCATGATGCAATGTCCTTGATATACAGTGAATTTGACCACTGCATCCACATATTCAACTGCTTTACGAGGAAATCTCTCAAGTCCTCCCCGCCCATATCACGGGCAGTGTGTGCAATCGGAATGAGGTTCTCAAGTGCGTCTCGGTCAAACTCAAGAATCGGGTTCGCTTTTATCCAGTTTTCCGGTGTGTACCTGTCGTCGTGTTCGTCCATCTGTGCGATATACACAAATTGACTGTCATTCTCGAAAACGCCCTTGAGTAGATTGCAGCAATACTCATATAACTTGTAGCACGGCGACTTGAGGTCGAATCCTGCTGTTGTAATAACCGAAATCAACGCCGACTTGAGTTTCTTGATACCACCCTCAAGCAGTTTGTACATCTGGTTTGTTTTGTGGGCGTGGTACTCGTCGACGATTCCCAAATATGCACGGTGTCCGTCGAGTGACTTTGTATCTCCGGACAATGCTTTGATTTCCGAATGCGTCAGCAGACAGTCAATCGTGTGGTTGTGGTCGTGAACCTTGAACCACTCTGACAAATCCTCGTCGGAATTGATAAATTTTGCGACCTCGTCAAAAACAATGTTCGCTTGGTCTTGCTTTGTCGCCGTACAAAATATTTTTCCGTACTTGTACCCGTCGAAATTGCCGTAATAACACGCCAAAATACCATTGATGAACGATTTTCCGTTCTGTCGTCCTAATTGCACATAAGATGTTCTGAATCGTCTGTATGACTTTTCCTTTGTTCTCCATCCATTGAGTGACCCTAAAATGAAACACTGGAACGGATATGCCGTCACATGCTCATTTTCCTCACCCTCTGCAATGGTCAATTCCTCTGCGAAATTGATGATTTCCTCCGACTTTTCAACGTCGAAATAGTATTTGTATGGTGCTGCTTTCGATTTTTCGATGTCGTCAAGATGCCTCTGACATGCAAGACGGACATATTCTCCGGCTGTTATCTTGCCCGATACGACATCAAGGGCGTATTGTGTGCAGCGGTCTTGTGTTTCTCCTGCTTTTTCCATGCCTTAATTTGCATATTTCGCAAATTTGTTCTCCGGCTTTTGCTGTTGTGGTTTCGGTACGACCAAACGGCAGCGGGAGGAAACTGTCAGTCCGAAATCTGATGCTCCCTGCCTACACTGTTTCATGCAGCGGTCTTGAATAATCATGAGGCGTTCTCTTTCTCCGGAAACGACCTGTCTTGTACCGACCTGCACACGTTCTTTTTCGCCCGTGTCCGGATTTTCCCGCATCTCATAGACTGGAACATCCTCCATCAATGGAGTTGCTCTGATTTGCTCTGTGATTTCGATGTACTGCGTTTGTGCAATGAGTAGTCTTGCCAGTGCATCGCAATCAAGGTTTGAAATCAGTTTGATTTCGAGTAATTCTTTTGCAATCTTCCGGAACTGTTTCTTTTGTTCTGGTGTCAAATATGACGGAGGTCTCACTTTGTCGCATGGTGCTGTGACCTCGGCGTTTTTTCGTGCCTCAATCTCGGCTTTTGTTAGGTGTTTTCGCCCGTTCATCACAACCAAATCTGTAGGTTGTCTTTGTCCTGCCATGATGCAACAAACCTCCTTTCCGTCAGTATTTCAGTGCTTTTGTGTCACATTCTGACACCTCTTTCGGATATACCCATCTACTGAAATTCTCGTGGGGAGTTTTCTCCAAGGAAAAGAGGGGGTGCGACTAAAAACGAATCGCACAAAACTTTTTTATATCCCCCTGCCTCTCGAAAGTGGTACTCAATCAGTGACCTCAACTGTTTTTGTGTTGCTCTCATACTTGCTTTGTTCTGCTTATATAAAGCAGTGATTGTGTTGTGTGTCTTATGGTTGAGAGGTATGAGGTTGAACGGATTCAAACGCTGTTCCCAGTCGTCCTCAAGTTCAATGATATGGTGAACCGGATTGCATGTGAGCAACTCATGCTCGACATATAATGCGTATATATCTACGTTGTCATAGACCTCAATGATACGCTCTCGCATTGCCCGCCATTCCTTTGATACATAGAACTCTGCTGCTCTCTCGTCTCGCCGTGTGTTGTTATATATCATGTGTCTCGACTGCTGCCGTTGCTCACATTCCTCGCACATCTTCATTGACTGCGGAATCAACTTCCCACACCTGCATGATTTCAATAGCATCTGTGTTCTCCTCTCTTGCTGTGTTCTCCTGCTGTGTTATCCACAAGAGGCGGGCAGTTATGCACATGACTGTGTATATCCCACCCGCATATAACAGGAGGGCAAACAGGCAAGAAAAAAGCGACTGCATATCTGCAATCGCTCGTCTCAACTGTTCACGCTAACATATTATCACGTTTATTTTGTCTTTTGTTCACCCACTTTTTACCCCTGTTTTCACCCTCATTTCACCCTGTTTTCACTCCGTTTTTATCATTTTCAATCGCTTTTGCACCGAATAACTTGATTGACAACCGCTGAATCATCACCCTGCACCACTTTTTCGGTGAGTTGCGTCCGCATCCTGTCTCCCTCACTATATCCTCGTATGACATGCCCTTTATATAGACCGCCTCAAGAGCGTCGTATTTATACCCCTCACCTGCTGCCTCTGCATCTTCCTTGAGCGATGCAAGAGCCTTTTTCAAATGTTCAAACAGAATGACCGTCTCTGCACGGCACTCTCTGACCGATTGCAGGAATGCCTTTTCCGCTGATATGTTGTATTTGCCTATATCCGGCACTTGAGAGGTCTCTGATACCGCCTCATTGATATATCGTTCCATTTCACGATAATTCTCAAGATATAGCAAGGTTTTTTCAATGACCGTCTGCTCCTTTTCCTCTTTCATGCTTTTTCCTCGCTTTCTGCTTTCTTCTCATAGGCAGACCGTGCATTTTACGCCAGTTATTCGTGTTTTTGCGGTTTTCCGCATCTCTCAAACTGCTCATTTTCAAAATTGCCGTTTTTGCCTGTTGCAAAGTCGTTCCCATTTGCAAAGCTGCCTCAACGAACGCCTCTGCTGTTGTTTCAATCTTGATTTCCGGTTTTTGTGGATTTTCATTCTTTGCAACATCCGGATTCACTGTCGCCTTGTCCGCTGCTGCCTCAACGATGCTCAAAATCTCATTTTCTGTCTTTCCCATCGCCCGAAATCTGTCAATTATGCCTTTTAAGATTCCCATATTATCACAACCCTCCTTTTCGCTTACATAAAAGGCAAATCGCCGTCGATGCCGTCCGGAATACTCATGAATCCGTCTCCTGTGTCTGTATATCCGGCGTTTTCTGCCTGTTCTCCTGCTGCTTTCTTGCTTTCTGCAAATTCCTGTTCCTCAATCACAACATCCGTCGTATATACCTTTTGCCCGTCTCTGTTGGTATATGAGCCTGTCTGAATCCTGCCAGTAACAACAATTTTTGTTCCCTGTTTCAGATATTTTTCCGCAAACTCGCCGTTTTTCCCAAATGCCACGCATGAGATAAAATCTGCCGACTGTTGCCCGTCTCTTGCACCTCTCCGGTCGACTGCCAGTGTATAACGTGCCACACACATGGATTCCTGTGAACCGTTCTGCTGTGTATATCTTACATTCGGGTCTCTTGTGAGCCTACCCATCAATATGACTTTGTTCATTCTCTTTTTTTGTCCTTTCTTGAATCAATCTCTCGTATAAACGCAAATCATCCGGCGGGATGTCGAGATTCCAGTCTCTCGCAAATTCTATCCCGCCGATGAACGCCTCTTTTTCTCTATCAGTCATTTTCCCGCTGCATAACATATTCATTTTGCATTTTCTGCAATCTGACAAGTCCTTTTTTGAACTCAAGGTCATCACCATTCATGCACACATCGAATATTTTCTCATAGTCGACAATGTGTGTCTTGATGAACTCTGCCTCTGCTGCCGTCCTGCTCTCATTGATGAACATTCCCTTGACTGCCTCTTTTATCATTTCGCAGTGTGTCCGTTCCTCCTCTGTCGTTGGAGGCGTGTTTTCAATCATTTTCTCATACGCATTGTCAATCGCTCCTGCAATGAGTTCTTTCCAACCCTTGCCCCGCTCTCCTAATAGCTGACATTCAATATCCTCGAAACGGTTTCCTTGCCCTGCTGCCGTGATTCTGATGTCCTTTTTGCCCTTTGCTGCAATCAGAATCAAATCGTCGTCGTATGCCTCCATGTAGTAGTCAAATTTCGCATCAAAATTCGGATTCGGATTGATGATGATTTCCGGTTGACTGCTGCCCTCTGTCTGAATGCTCACGCCGATGTATTTTGCATCTGTTGCCTTTGCATTGATAAATATTGCCTTTAACTCGCTTTTGTTCATGCTGCTCCTCCATTCACTAATCTGTTGAGTAACTGTTCATACATGGTCTTGTATGTGTCTCTTTCAGTCTGCAATCTGATTGTGTCCTCTGTCTGTGTCATGTTTGCAATCTTCTTGTTTTCCTCAACATAGACTGCTGCATCCTGTTCAATCTCTGCGATTGTGTCCTCATGCTCCTGCTGCAACATCTCAATTTCTTTCTTGAGACTGTCGATTTCCTCCTGCTGCTCCTTGATGGTCTTGTAATACTCTTTTGCTGTCTTGATGCCATTATCCAACTGTAAGGAAATCATGAGAGCAATGTCGATATTCTCCATTTCCTTGTCTGTCGCCTCTCCGATATATGTTCCGATGCGTTCCGTTGATACCGAATAAACCTGCTCACACAATACCGTGCTGATTCTGCCTGTTGACCTTATTGTCACATGTGTCGGGAGGTCTGTTTTTGGCTGTGTAGTCATATATACAACCTCAACAACATTGCTGTTCTCATTGTTCTTGTTGTTGCTAACCACTACCGCCGGACGGTCTGCGTGTTGTTCGCTCCCGTTGTAGGATGCCCCCCCCTCTGCTGATATAGAACATTTCGCCTCTTTTGATGTCATTCATTGATTTTTACCTCCTGCATTCGATATTTTCATTTTCTGAAATCGTTTCATTGTCAACGATATACTTTGCAAGTTCTCTTTCGTCCATCAAATTGTCACAGGTGTTCTCTGTTGCGATGATTTTTCCTAATTGCCCGAACCCGATTGCAATGTCGCATCGTATTCCGTCCATTGTGTAGTTTTCCGGAACATACTTGATAACCATTGATTCAGTCACAACCTGTGCTTTTGATGTGTGCAAATCTGCAATAACCGGAGTGCAATCCCTTAATATCATATAGAGCCACTCCGCTCTCTTTCTTGCCTCGTCTTTTGTCTTTGTTCTGACATATACTGTTTTCAATTATTTCCTCCAATTCTTCAATCTGTATTTGATGATATATACAATCTGCATCAAATACGGGTGTCTCTGTTTATAACTCATTCTGTCTCCTCTATGCCTCGCCTAAACCGATAACGCACCAACCGTCTGACAGTCCACTACATGTGATGTCATCATCTTTGCAGGTGATTCTCATGTCTGCCGTCTCTCCGGTCGCTTTACCTGCTGCAAATACTACTAATTTGACGACATTTCCGACCTTGAATCCGTCGTCTTTTGTTATCATGTACGGTTTTCTATATTCTCCCGTGTATTCCTCGAATTTGTCCTGTGACACTCTGATTGTCTTTATTTCCTCCGGTGCTGTTGACGGGAGTTTCTGCATCTTCTCCTCCTGCTCCATCTCACGGAGTTTTTTCTTTGTCTCACGGTCGATTGCATCCTGTTCCTCTGAATATCTCTGCTCGTCGGTCTTGTATGCCTCTGTACGGTTCTTGTACTGGTCGCATGATGTACATGTTCCGGTTTTGACGTTGCATGTCTCATATTCGGTGCAGGAATAACATATTGATGTGATTCCCTCCGGATGCGGTGTCTCATATTCGTCGCCCGCTCTCACTTCCGGCGGGTTCATGCCGATTTCTGTCTCTGTGTCGGATTCTGACACCTGCTGCCCTGCTGCCCTTTCTGCTTTCATGTCTTTCACATCTTTGTGTGTGAGTTCTCCGGTTTCTGTGAATTTCCCCAGTGCCTCCCGCTGCTCGTCCTCTGTCATCCCGCTCAATTCATAGGCTGCGGAAAATGTGAGGCGTTCGCCCTTGAGTTCCTCTTTCCATTCCGGAATCAGATTGTTGTTGACTGCCTCTATTTGAGCAACCTTTGTTTTGCTCATGTGCAGCATTGAGGAAATCACCTCTCTCAATCGTCCGGATTGCAGGTCATATCCCTTGATTTTCTTTCCCGCTGCTTTCATACGCTCAAGAGATACCTTGAGGCGTGTTTCCTCCTCAATCATGTCTGAAACGGTCTTTGTACGGTATGCATTCGCAATTATGATTTCAACCTGCTCCTCGTCATCGTCCTGCGGTGTCGTCAATTTACTGGTCGCAAGTTCAAATTCTTTATATCCCTTTGATACAAGATACTTGAGAGCCTCCCACCGTCTTTCACCTGCCATGATTCTATATTCGCCCATTTCGCACGGTGCATATACAAGTTCGAGGTTCTGTTTCAACCCATACATGAGGATGTCTCCTGCCAGTTCCTCAATCTGCTCTACACTGTAAAAATTCATATCGTTCCGGTACATCTTGAAAATTGAAATGTCCTTTGTCCGGAATCTCGCTCTCGGAGATTCATCAATCCCCGCTTTGCTGTTCTTGTTGAGTGCGTCTTTCACGCTGAATCCTGCTGCCATCTGTTCAACCTCCTGTTATTACTCTGTGAGTTTCTGTTTCTTTGTCTCTGTACGTTCGACGTTGATTTCACCCTTTGCATTCTGTGAAATTGATGCTTTGACCCCCCCTCGGAGGTTTAATGTGACTTTCGCAAGTCCTCCGGTGTAAATCTCCTCGACTGCTGCCTTTAAGATGTTCACGATGCCCTCACCGCATCTCTTGTCCGGTGCTGCGTTCTCTCCAAACAAGGCAGACACATTCATCATTGCCTTTTCTTTCCTCTGTTTCTCTTTCTGATACTCGACCGCCTCGGTGCAGTTACATGTCATTGTTGCCTGTTCCTCTGCTTGTGCTGCTGTCAGTTTTTCATCTGCCTCAATCTGCGTCATCTGACCGCAGAATCTGCATTTTGCTGTTTTCACGATGTTTCCCATGTGCTTTCCTCTCTTTCCGGTCTCATGCGACCTCATGCAAAATTATTTTTCTGAATATGCTCTCGAATATTGGAACGGCGATGCTGTTTCCTGCTTGGTCGTATAATGCTTTGTAATACTTGCCGTTTCTTTCCTGTACTGCTTTCGCCCTGTCAAAATCCTCGTCCGTGTACCCCATCAATCGCCAACACTCACGCTCGGTCAAATAACGATAGCGTCCACCGCCTCGGTCAATGACTTGTGCAGGTGTCCGGTCTTGTCTTGTTGTGATTGTATATGCACAATCTGTGATAACCGTTGCCCTGCGGATGCCTTTTTCTCCGATACATGCAAGGACGGACGGTTGCGTCACATCGTAGACATCCGGAACACTTGCATCATCCTCAAGAAATTCCTGCAAATTTCGCATCGGTGTTCTTATAAGGTCATCGAACTCAAATCTTTCTCCATTCAGAACAGAAACCGTGAACACTCGCTCTCTTGCCTGTGGCAATCCGAACTCTCTTGCATCCAGTACCTCGAAATTATTCGTATATCCTAACCGCTCCATTTCAACCATGTATCTGTCAAAATTCGGTCTCATGTACTTTGATTTCACATTCTTCACATTTTCCCATATTACATAACGAGGTCGCCATTCGCCCATGTTCTCAATGATATGTATTGTCTCCCACATGAGGGAGGAACGTGTTCCGCTCCCCTCGTCTGAACCTTTTCCTCTGTTGATTCTGCCCTCGCCTGTGGCTTTTCCTTGATGTCCTGCAATGCTCATATCTTGACAGGGCGAACCGTGAATCAGAATGTCCGGTTTCAGGTTCCATCCGACAACCGTTTGTGTTTTATATGCCAATTCCTCACGGAACATTGAATTGTACGAACGCACTGCCTTTTCATTGATTTCCACATAGTCGATTGCTTTCGTTGGAATGTTCAAATTTCTCAAGGCACATCGAGGCGACCCAATCCCTCCGAACAATTCAAGAATTTGTATTGTCTCGCTCATGCCCTGCTGCCTCCTCTCTTTTTGCAAGTTCTTCTTTTGCCAGTTTTATGAAATCTTTCAAATCTTCCAGTCTGCGGTTGTACTTCTCAAACGCTTTCCGTGCATTGTCGTACTGCCATTTAAGAAAAAGCCATTGTGTTGTTCCCTCTTTCTCTTTCAATTCTTTTTCTGCCTTTTCGATGGTCTCTTTCAAATCTCCGCTATACTTGAATGTTGTTCCGTTCTTTTTATGCACCGCTCTCATTCCTGCCACGTCTACCCCTCCATTTCCGTGAGTAACTCATGCACAACGCATCTGTAATCTTGAGACACAATCCCACGCTTTGAAAATTTCGGGAGTGGTATCATTGCCGTTGTAGATTTCTCTGCGATGATAGAACGACGAATCGGTGTGACAAACATGTCAAATCCGGATTCTGCTTTCAACCACTCCTCAACCTCAAGAGAGGTCTTGTTTTTCTGTCGCATGGTCATGAGTGCCTTGATTCTCAAATCCGGATTGATGTCTCTCAAGTCCTCAATCTGCTCCTCAAGGTTCTGCAATGCCTCGATTTCATATCCCCCGACCTTTACCGGAGCAATAATGAGTTCTGCTGCAATCAGAATGTTAATGACTACCATGTCAAGCAATCGCCCGCAGTCACAAACGCAATAATCATATGCATCGGAGACCTCCTCCAACGCCTCACGCAATCGTGTGACTTGATTATCCTCCGACTTGAGCAGTAAATTCATGTCCGTTTTCATGAGATAACCATTCGCCGGAATGATGTCAACGTGTGAATACTCTGTCGGACGAATCAAGTCGCCTGTTTTATATGTGCCTCCGACGCACTCATGTTTCTCAAGTAATTCGCTCATTCCGATTCCGTCCGGTTCATACACTCCGAACGTCTTTGATGTGTCTCCCTGCGGGTCTCCATCTAACACAAGCACTCTCTTTTCCTGTTCCTCGCCTAACATATAGGCGATTGAATCGGATGTCGTTGTTTTCCCGATTCCTCCTTTTGGTGACATTACTGCAATGATTTTCATGTCTTTTTTCCTCCTGTTATTATCCTGTTATATATAAATCGTGTAATACAATTTCATTTGCAATTCTTGAAACTTGAAATCCGGCGTTTCGTCCGGTCGCAGTGGTGACATGAGGTTCAATTCTTTCCACTTCCTGTGAGTAATCTCCGGAACTGCTCTGAATTTCACAACCTCGTCAAATTTATACTGTTCATAGAGTTTGCAGTTCGTGTGACCGACCTCCGGTGCAAATAATGCAAGATACCCGACGAATATTTCCTCGTCTCCCTTGATGATTCGCAGCATGTCCGCACTCTCTAATGTGTTGAGTAAATCTGCAAGTGTCATGACCTGCCTCCCTTGACTTTCCCGTCCTTGAGGATGCTGTTGTTCGGGATGCTCATTTTGTTGTTGAAATCCTCCTCCGGACAATAACACAACGCAAGATTCAAATATTCCTCAATGACTTTGATTGCCTCCTCTGCTGAATAGCAGGTTGCGACAAAATGTCCTGCTGCTGCCATGTCTGCAAGGAACTCTTTTTGTGTGTCCTGCTGCCTGTTGTTGCCGTATTTCATTTCGATAAACAATCCGCAGTAAATCCCTTTCGGATATGGGAGGCACAAATCAGAAACGCCCGCCTTGACACCCATCTGTTTGAATTTAACTGCCTCCTGCTTGTTTCTGCTGCCTCCGTTCGGTACATGGAACAACCACTTCAATTCCGGATAACGGTTCACATTCCAATTCGCCCACGACACGACATTGATTTGCTCTGTGTCCTCACTTCTCATTGCGTATTTCATATTCATCTGCATTCACCTCTCTTTTGCATATTTCGTAATATTCACATGTCAGACATAAATGTCTGCAATCCTTGACTTTGAGCATATGTCTGAATCTCTCTGCGACTTCTCTCATTTTCATCTGTCCTGCTCCTCCATTTCTAAAATCATGTAGGCGTGAATGAAAATGCTCTTGTGTTTCCTGCCGAACTGGTCTTTTGCCGGAGGTACTTCATGCATATTCTCAATCGTTCTCTTTGCCTCCCACCATCGGCGTGTCTTTCCGTCTCTTGAAATCGGCTTGAAATGTACCTTGACCGTTCCTTTGACGATGGAAAACTGGTCTCTGTCTACCCGCAGTATGTCATCGAATCCCGCTGCCTTGACTGCTGCCTCTGCTTTTCTGAAATATCTCTCTTTTGATTCCGGTTTCCAGTCAAATCTCATTTCCCGACCACCTCCTCAATCTCTTTCATTCTCTGCATGATTGCCGTGTTGTATGAATATACATACACGCCGTTGCTCCACAAATATTCCCTTGCACCTCTTTCACCGTAGTTGTACGCTGCAAGTGCATCCTGCACCGTTCCGTATTTCTTGAGGAGATACGAGAGGAAATCAATCCCGACTTTCACATTCTGATACGGGTTCATGAGGTCGGTGCAGTTCAATTTCTGCATCCGGTCGGTGTGCCATTTCTCATATATCTGCATATATCCCTTTGAGTTCCCGTTGTCTCCGGTCTTGTCGAACTCATATCCGGATTCATACTCTATGATTGCCAATACAAGGGCATACGGAACATCGTTTTGCTTGCATAGACATCTTGTGTATATCTGCATTTTCTCCGGAAAATAGCCTTTGTCTGCATACTTCTCCGGCAGGTCGTAGAACACGAATCCCTCAAGGTCATCACTCCCCCAGTCCTCGGACATGGTGTCAAACACCTTGTATTTGTCCTCGATGCTCTCTGCTGTTTGTGTCATTGTCTCCGGATTCTGCGTCACTTCCGCTTGTACCTCCTCCGGTTCTTTCTCCTGCTGCTCCGATTCTTTGACATTGAACAATATCACGCAAAATCCCGTCAGTAACACCGCAATCAATGTGATGTGAAACGCATTATACAAACCTGCTCTTTTCAATGCCCGTCTTATCCGTCTTATCCGTCTTTTCACCTGTCGACCTCCTTTTCCGCATTCGTGCATGTATGTAAAACATGCAATTAAAATCGTTGTAGTACACTTTTGCATTCGTGAAATCCATGTCCGGATACCACTTTTTTAGTATCTCCGGAATGGAATCCCTGTCCTTGACCATCTTGTCAACGAATGAGCCTATTTTTTTATAACTGCCTCCTGCTGCCGGACGTTTGGAATGAACGACCTTGATTCGTGGGTCTCTCAATCCCTGTGAGCTGTTCCACCTCTTTTCCGACGGAACACGGTTCTTTTCCTCGACGATGTAATTTGCCATACCGGACAAACCGTTTTCGTCTGTCTGTAATCGGCGAACCTCATTCCTGCTTGACTGTTTCCAACAGGATTCAACCGTCTCCATGTCTAATGCCCCATCCATGACAATGTGATGATGCCATCTGATTTCCGCATCCGGATTGTATGCGGTCACATAGACATATTTTGCATTCGGGAGACCTCTCTTTTTCCTCTGATAGTTGATGCGTCGGATGTACTTTTGCACATTCTTGATTGCTGCATCCACATCCCCGTCCGGTGGGAGATGCTCGTCATCATAGGTCAATGTCATCCAAATATCACGGTCGCTGAAATTCTCATTGATTAGCCTCTCAACATATTTCCGTGCATTCTTATCATTCAGATTCTTTTGAGCCTTGTTGTTGTCTTTCTTGATTGTCCTCCCCTCCGGAGGTACTTCATCCATGCTCCGGAACTGCGGATATATCTCAATTTCAAACTGGTCTCCTGCTGTTATCTCTTTTAAGGCATATATAACTTTCTTTCGATGTTGAAATAGGTTCTCAATGAACCATTCATGCATGTCCTCCATCGCTTTGTTATATGCTGCCTCATAATCATACGGGATATATTGCATCCCTCTTTTTCTTGCCATCTGACACAATCCTCCTGTTATGTTTTCGTAGACTTGTTATTATCTATTACAAGGACGATAAAAGTTCCGAAAACCCTTGATTTTATAGACCTTTTCGGTCGCTTTTCAAGTTGCTTTTTTGTGTCAGATTTGCTATAATATTTCTATCAGTTAGCGACTGACACAATCAGTCGATACAAGGACGACCACTGCAATGGTTGTCCTTTTTCTTTGTTCTCATGCTCCTGCTTTTTATTTGTATTCAATGAATCCGTCTCCAAATTTTTCATTTAACCAATCAAACACGAATCCCATTCCTAAACCCGTTTTACTCGGTTGCCACATTCCATTTTCGTTGAACTCTCCTCCTCCGATACAATATTCGTATAGTCTCGGATGTGTTATTTTTAATCTTTGAAACCTCGTCACTCCTTTATCTAAATGACAACCATATCCGCAAAAAATGCACCCTGTTCTTGTGCATCCTGTCGTTTTCAGTGGCTCGTCCTGCACATCAATTCCGAAATCTGTCATAGACATTTGCCCGTCTGCTTGACCCATTTTTTTGAAGTCTTTAACTACTTCCCCGTAGACTGGTGCAATTTCAATATTTTCTTTCAATATCATCGAAAGAACGTCCTGCTCCGTCCAAAACGAAATCGGTTTTGACATCGGTCTATCAGAATCAAACGCATTGCAGCCAGTTTTGCACCATCCATCGAGACGCTGTTTTGATTCGTCAGCCATCGTTGCGACAATCGGCTTTTTCCCCGTTTCTGCTTCATATCTCATTGCGGGTTGTTCTTTCATTTTCACGCAGCACCTATTTGATATTTCAAAAGGTGCTTGCAACAAAATCTCGTATTTCTTGTATTGTTGTTTATATTCCGAATACGAACCGTCCGGATTTAGTCCTTTTAATTTGTTTATGTACGATTGTTTCTTACTTTCACTGTGTCTTGCCCCGTATATTATTTTTGAGATTTCTTTGCTTATGATTGGATAACCGAATGTAATTATTACATCTTTGAAAATCATGTCCGGTCTCAATCTCACAAATTCCATTTCAATTCCATACTTTTCTGCGATTCTTTTTGCATTATGTTCCGCAAATTTTCTTATTTCCGGATATTCAAGACCCGTGTCGCAAAAAACTACAAACAATTTATATCCGTATTCCTTGCAAAAACCTGCTAATATTTCAAGCAGAACTGTGCTGTCTTTTCCTCCGTAGTAACTGAAATACACGTTTTCTCCAAATGTTTCGTACCATCCTTTTATTCTGTCGATTGTCATTCGTTTTTTTGCTCTTAACGGCAGCGATTGCATTTGTCGCAATTCCCACGGTTGATGTCGCCAGTTTTCACGCCCCGTCCTTTCTGACGAGGCGTTTTCCGTTATGCTGTTGCTATTGCCTCTTTCTGTTCCCATCTGCGACGCTCCTCTGCTTTCCCTGCTGCCTTACCCTCGGCATACGCAGACATCACCATAATGGTCATTGACTTTCCCTCAAGGTCGTCAATATTCATGAATTTTTCTGCCATGCTCTCAATCACTGCCTTTTTCTCGTTTCTCGTCATTTTTCAACACCTCCTCGGATTCGCTCAATCTCTTTTTCTATGTTCTTTCCGGAATAATCTGCAAGCAGTTTTTCCGAAATGTGATACGTCCAAATTGAGGACATCTGCACCGCCGTTCCTATCGGGAGTTTTCCCTGCTGCATTGCTACCCTCACGAATTGCGGTGATACATTGAGGATTGCTGCTGCCTCTGTCGGCAATATTCGTCCTATATCCATCCTGTTTCCTCCTGTTGGTGGTTCTCTCGGTCTTTTCATCCCGTCCACCTGCTTTCCGGCATTGTCTACCGTGTTGATGCTTTTCACATTAAAAATCATCGAAAACCTGTTGACCATCCACGCACTTTTTAGCAGGTGCGACCGCTGCCATGTTTCCCACGGTATCACTGCACGATGTCTTTCGGCTTGCCATCGTCAGAGTGTCGGTTGCCATCCGGACACTGACGGGGCGACTGCTGCCCCGTTTCGGCTTTAATAATTCAGTTCAATCGGTTTTTTCTTTTCGTCGATGCAATCCTCATAATCGAAATCAAACCATGTGTCTAAATCAAGATTGTGTCCGTCTTTTTCCAACTGCTCGAAATCTTTCTCCTCAAGTGGCTTGATGATGTATTTTCCTGTCTTGATGTCAATGTCTACTAACTCAACATATTCGATGTGGTAATAGCATCCGTTCGGTGTCTTTCTGTAACCGCTCCTATCTCTTACTACCATTCGTTTGATGTCTTTTTTTCTTTCCGGCTGCGGAATGCTCTTGAGCATTGTTCTGATACTCTTTACAAATTCCGCTTTTTCAAGGTTGCTACTCATATATAATGTTTCAATCGCTCTGTACTGTTCGTTTGTTACCTCTCTACCTGCAAGGTTTTCAAATTCAGATTTCATCATTGTTTTGTACCTCCTGTGTTCTTTGTAAGAACAGTATAATTCCTTAAAAGAACATTGTCAACACTTTTTTGTTCTTTGAAAGAACTTTTTTATTGATTTTTGTCTCTTTCGGTGTTATGCTTTAGAAAATAGAGGAGGTGATTTCACATGACACAAGGCGAACGAATCAGAGAAGTGCGAAAAACACTCGGTCTCACCCTTGAAAAATTCGGTGAGAAAATAGGAATGAAAAAGAACTCTGTCAGTCAAATTGAAAACGGAAAAAACTCCGTTACTGAACAGGTTATCAAATCAATCTGCCGTGAATTTAATGTTGATTATATATGGTTGACTACTGGTGACGGTGAGATGTTCGTTGATACCGACGACGATTTCATCGAAAGAATTGACCGCATCATGGTAGGTGAGGACGATGCCCGCAAGAATCTTTTCAAGGCATTACTTGAGGCAAGTGACGAGGACATCGCAGCATTTCAAAGAATCATAGATTTATTTGCATCAAAAAAAGACTGACAGTCTTTCAACTGCCAGTCTCATGGGTGTAGAGATACAACACGAATTTGTATATCCTCTTGAGGATGCGTTCGCTGTGTATCTTTCCGACTATTTCGACAATAGCCTCTTTGTAATTCAAGGGAGACACCACCCCCTTTCCGAATTGCATTGTATCATATATTTCCATGATTGTGGAAATATCGAGGTTGATTTCCATAATCATGGAAATCGTTCCTCCTGCTGCCGGAATCCCGCTGCATTATGGTACAATTATTTGTATTCGGATTCAAACAGGTCGGTGATGTTCACGCCTAATGCAATCGCTATCATTTCAAGTTGAAACAATGTCGGTGACACCTTACCATTTTCGATGTTGTTTATCGTAGATTTTCCGATTCCGGATTTCTTCGATAACTCCATCAATGTGAACCCTTTTGAGGTTCTCACTTCCCACACAAGGATTTTCATTCTGCTCACCTCCTCTCTTGAGGAAAGTTTACAGAATGTTGATTTTATAAAGAAACGGAGGTGTGTTCATGAAATACGGTGTCAGAAAGCCAAACATCAAGAAAAGCATCAAGGCAAGAACAACAGGAAAAGTCAAACGGCAGGGCAAAAAGGCAGGCAATCCCCTTTATGGTAAAAAGGGAATGGGAATCGTCAATGACCCGAAAAAGGCAGCATACAACGCAGTGTATAACAGAACTACCGTCGGCGTGTCCGACATCGCAAAAGGATTGACGGCTGCAAACGGAAATCCTGCTGCATCCAGTTCCACAAATGCACCGCAGAAAAAGGAATACTCTGCAAATACATACAGTGTTTGCGGAATCCTCATGATTGTTCTCGGTGCTGTCCTTGCACTTTTAGGATTGATTCTATTGCTTGCTGTTCCGGTTGCCGGAATAATTGCTATTGTGTTCGGTGTCGCATGTGTTGTCATCGGTCGCAAGTATAGAAAAGTCGCAAAAGAACGCCGTGCAAATGAATAATGCACAATAAAAAAGACGACCCACACTGCAATGTGAATCGCCTTTGTGAAACCTCCGTCTCATGCTCCTGCAAAAAGCACCGACAGAATGTTCCTGCAAACACCATTCTATCATAAAACCGTGCTTTTTGCATTGGTTTTATTTTTTATACTCTTTTTTAGGATGGTGATTTTTATGAAACTACCGAACGGATTCGGAACGGTTTACAAATTATCGGGAAATCGCCGGAATCCTTATGTTGCCAAAAAGACAAAAGGATGGGAAATTGACCCGAAAACAGGTAAATCAAAACAATTATATACGGTCGTTGGATATTACCCGACCCGTAAAGAGGCATTGACCGCACTTGCGGAGTTCAATGCAAATCCTTATAATGTGGATGCTGCAAAAGTCACATTCGAGGATGTATATGAGCGATGGTCTGATGAACATTTTCCGACCGTCAGTGATTCCAACGTCAAGGGTTATCGTGCAGCATGGGCGTTGTGTGATAAGCTTGCACGGATGCGGTTTGTCGATGTCAAACTCGACCACCTGCAAATGATTGTCGATGAATCCGGCAAAAATTATCCAACACTCCGGAAATTGAAAGTCCTGCTCGGTCTGATGTATAAATACGCCGTGATTCATGAGATTGTTCCAAAAGAACGGAATCTCGTTGAGTACCTCGACATCAAAAAGGCAGGAAACCCGAACGCATACAACCGGAAACCTTTTTCAAAGACAGAGGTCAAAAAGATATGGGATGTCAAGGATTCAAATATATATTATACTGTCATCCTCATGTTGATATATACCGGATGCAGAATCGGCGAACTCCTCGACCTCAAGAAAGAAAATGTGAACCTTGAGGAAAGATACTTCAAGATTGTCGCCTCGAAAACTGCTGCCGGAATCCGTACCGCTCCAATCTCTGAAAAGGTTCATCCGTTCTTTGAATACTGGTACAACCTCAATGATTGTGAATATCTCCTCTCTACTCCGGAGGGTGAACATTTCAAATACCGGAATTATTATGATTCGTACTGGTCGCCACTTATTGAGACCCTCGGAATGAAACACCGTCCTCACGATACCCGTCACACATGTATTTCCATGTTGACGGTTGCCGGAGTGTCAGACAAGGTCATCAAGAAAATTGTCGGTCATAAAGGGCAGGGCGTGACAGAGGTCGTATATACACATTTTGAAATCGAGGAACTGATTGACGCTATCAACAAAATATAGAGGTGTGCCATGAATAGAACTGAATACAAAAATAATTTCGGGCGTGAGCATTATGAGCGAATCAATCTCGCAGTACCCAAAGGGATGAAAGACATCATCAAGGCTCTTGCATCTGACAAGGGAATGTCGGTCAATGCATATATTCAAGACCTTGTGAGGAAAGACCAATGCGGATTATTTGATACAATGCAGATTGCAGAAAAGAACAGAGAAATGATTTCCGGAATCACCGGAAACATGCACGACGGATATGACATCATTTTCAAGGACGGTCATTCCTGCCATTGCAGGACGAAAAAGGATGTCCGGTCATGTATCATTGAATACTGCAATGAAAAGGGCGATTGATTCGTCCTTTTTTATTGCGAAAATGTGTCTTACATAAGACTTGCAATGTCTTGCACAAGACAGTGTTTTCCGTGTTAGTTACCTGTTAGTTATGTGTTAGTTACCGTTGAAATTTCGTGTGTTTTTGTGGTGTCTGATAGATTTATCGGAATATAAAGAAATCCCCGAAAACTCGATGTTTTCGGGGAAATTTGCTCTTTTCTGATATTCGTTTGAATTATCTCTTTGATAACTCCGAACGCCTATTTTACGGCATTTTTTGACTGTTTGTCAGTTACCCGTCTTTTACGCATATTCTCTCAAACACTTTTCCATTGTTTTATTATTATTTATCTCTTATAATTTTGAATATTTTCACGTATAATACGTATTTTCTATTGACATTACGTATTATACGTGTTATTATATACTTGTAAGGAGGAAACAATACAAATGAGATTTCGAGAAATTGAAAAAATAGTCCTCAATGACGGTTGGGAACTGGTAGATGTGAGAGGTTCACATCATCAATACAAGCATCCAACCAAAACGGGAAAAGTTACAATCCCAAATCATCGGGGCGACATTCCTCAAAGGGTTGTCAACTCCATACTCAAACAGGCGGGTCTCAAATGAGACCTGCCACCCATTAAAAGAAAGGAGCGTTATCATGAATTATATTTATCCTGCTGTTTTTTATCCGGAGGACGACGGAAAATATTCTGTTATATTCCCCGACCTCAATGATTTAGCAACATACGGGGATAATCTTGCGGATGCTTTCGCAATGGCTCAAGAGGCTTGCGGTCAGTATTTGTTCACATCTTTGCGTGATGGTGAGGTTCTCCCCGCTCCAACTCCTATTGATGCAGTCGAAAAAGACGAGGACGCAGCACTTGTCAATTTGATTTGTGTCAACCTTGACGAATACGCCCGTGCATACAATGACAAGGCAGTCAAGAAAACTTTGAGCATTCCTGCGTGGCTTAATACTGCATGTGAAAATTACGGTATCAATTATTCAAAAGTTTTGCAGGATGCATTGATTGCCAAACTTCAAGCACATTCATAAATTCATTATAACACAAGGACGACATCCGGAAATGGGTGTCGTCCTCTTTTTTATGTCCTTATTTTTTATAACTGCTCGAACTGTACATGCTCGGATTCTCCGGAGAGGTAAAGGTCGCCGATTGTTCTGACCATCTTCTTTCCGTCTACAACATGAATCTCTTTCACATAATATGACTGTCCTCTGATAGCACGACCGCAGATGTTGTCATTGCCCCACGCTGCCGAACGTCTGATATTGAGTGAACCGTCGCAAATGACTGTCACCCTCATTTTTCCCTGCGGAATGATGACCTTGTCCTCCTGCTGTTCCTCTGTTGCCTTGTCCGGCTCTGTATTCGCCCCATTTTCGCCGTTTTCCTGTTCGGTTGGTGGATTTGTCGCCTTATCCTCGTTTGAGGCGTTTTCGTCATCCTCTGCGTTCTCCTGCGGTGTTCCCTGCTCATTGTCTCCGGTTGCAAGTTTGCTCACATCGTCATTGACCGTTGTCATTTCCTTGAGCGTCTCTGCGTCTACTGTTCCGGTCTTGTTTCCGTCCGCATCGTATGTGTTGACACTGCCGTCCGGATTTGTCTGCAACGCTCCCTCCGGAACATCATCCGTGAGCGAACCGATGACCTTTCCGGTTTCATCCCAAACAACGAGGCTCTCGTCCTTTGCTGCTGCCCTTAATGCTGCATCAAGTTTCTTGTACTCTTTGCAGTCCTCTTTCTTGAACTCTGTTCCTTTGCCTAAATAGTATAACATGTTTATTCCTCCTGCTATCTCAAAATTCTATTGACTTCGTTCTGAACTGCCTTTGCATCATATCCCGCTGCTGCGAGGCGGTTTGTTCTGTCGCTACCGTTTCCCCACTTTCCGTTGATGACCTCTTTCGCTACTTCATTGATGCTTTTGCTCGGTGTCGTTGCATTCCCTTTCAAAATTCTGTTGACTTCGTTCTGAACTGCCTTTGCGTCATATCCTGCTGCTGCGAGGCGGTTTGTTCTGTCGCTACCGTTTCCCCACTTTCCGTTGATGACCTCTTTCGCTACTTCATTGATGCTTTTGCTCGGTGCTGATGTTCCGGACGCTTTTGAACCTGTTGTCAGATTTGTCGCAACGTGAGCGTTGTCGTTGAGGAGAATGTCTCCCGCAAATAAATATGCATCCGATGTCAGATATTTGCTTTCTGTCAGCACCTCGAATCCTGCTGCCTTGAGTGCTGCCCGCAGGTTTCCAGTATAACAAGCCGTACTTACCTTTTTCAGTGCGTCAATTCCCAGTCTGTAACCTGCTCCCTTTACGATTGCAGCGACACCGGATGAACAGTCTGCCTCACATGCGACTGTAATCTGTGCAGGGTCGTAGTTGGAATCTGCAAGGTTCGTCCAAAATGTACCCCTCTGTGACTGGTCATATCCTATGAGGTTGTTGTTTGCTGCTGCCTTTGCCATGCTTGCAATCATCGCTCTCACATCCGCATTCGGATGACGGAGAACACATTTCCACGGTCTGTTATACCAATTTATAACCCTCCACTCTGTACCTGTCTGGTCTCCTGCTTTTCCTCCTCTGTATCTGTTATTTTCATCATGTCCGCAATTTGAAATCATTTGTTTTCCTCCTTGTCAAATTCTTCTGCTGTGAATCCGCATAATTCCGGATTCTTTTCTTGTATCTTGTCGTATAGCATCAAGCCTCCGACGATTAGAGGCGTACCCCACCACATCAACGCAGCGGGTATTGAAATAATGAATCCGGTCAACCTTGTAATGTATTTCCCGAATTTTGCCTCGTCTGTATTGTTGAAATCACAATCCTTATAGTCTCTCATTTCTTCTCGAACCTCTTTCTCTAAATCGAGAGAGATTTTCCAAAAGAACAAATTGACAGCCACCCACACGATGACCGCAACGATTGCATATATCAACATGATTGTTTGCATGTTTCCGGTTACGAAATCACATATCCTTTTCAACCGTCTCACCTGCCTCACCGCTCACAAGCGTCTGCATCGCCTTGTTGCTCTCAAGCATCTTTTTCATTCTCTCAAGTGCCTCGTCGACCATCATCGAAAAAGCCTCGAACGAAATCACTCTCGCAAGCCATGCGAACCGTGCGACGAACATATCATATACATATCGCAGTTTGATTTGACCTGTACCGCTGTTAATACCGCAATCAGACCCACAATCACAAACCAATTCTCGACGATGTATTTCATCCTTGTACCTCCTCGTCATTCTGCTCCGGCTCGTCATTGTGTTGTATTTCTCCGTTTGACTTTGTTCCCTTGACCGTTTTCACGGACTTAATGAGTGCCATCGCCCCGCCCTCGACTGATAGAAAACGGAATACATTCTCAATCAGTGTCGACGGTTCTGAACCCATCCGCAAAAACACAAATATCATCACGACTGTAAAGATAAATGCTGCAAGAATCAAAGTGAATACAACACGTTTCATGAACAGACCGGACACCTTTTTGTCATGTCTCTCTTTTCGCTCCCTTATCCGGTACATTCTTTTCAGATGCCGGATTCTGATGCGTCGTTCCTGTTCTGTCATTCTCATGTATTGCCTCTTTTCTGTGAGGTTGATTCTTGCCCGTTTCCTGCCCTCCTGTTATCGGTCGGAATGCTGTTCTCCGTCCAGTCTCTTGTGATAACTCTTGAGTGACTGTTCCACAATGACGACACGCTCTCTCAATGTTTTCATCTCCTCACGGTTCTCTCTCGATTCCCGTTTGATGTCTTTGAGGTCGTCTGCGATGTTCTCAAGTTTCACCATCACCATTGTGTCGGTTGTTGCTCTCTGTTCCGTCTCTTCCTGCGTGTCTTTCTTCTCATTTCTCTGCTTTGAGCAGATTCCGAAAAAGATTGCACATGCAACAGATACTCCGGAGAGCAACAGGGATATTTCAATCGTCAACGGCATTCTCCTTTCCGAACTCTGTCGCCTCGATGTCGTCGGTGTCGCAATATTTCCGCATGTGATATTCGAGAACATCCATCTCCCTGTCTGTCTCCTCTACCTCCTGCCGGAGTTCCGCTCTGACCGTCTCCTCGATTTTCGACTGTTCAATGATTGTTTGCTGTTTTTTCACGATTGCCGATAGATTTTCTGTCACATCGCACAATCGTGATATTATTTCAAGCGGACTCATTCTGTATCACCGCCGGAGAATTTTTCTCCTGTGATATATTCATATTCATCCGCTGAAATACTACCCTTTGCGACACGCTCGGAAATCTGTTCCTTTGTGAGAGTGCCTTTTTTGTACATTCTTTTGAGACTTTCAACAAGCATTTTCATACTAAATCAACCCCTCCTCAATCAACTGCTGTGTGTATTCGTCAATGACTGCATCTTTCTGAAACTGTGTCACGGATTCAACGATTCCTGTTGTGTTGGATGCAACAACCTCCTGCATGAGCGTCAATCTGTCATATTCCTCCCGTGACATCTCACGCTCCTCTCGCTGCCATCCGGTGATTTTCTTTCCGTCTGCATCCTCTTTCGTTGCTTTCTTGATATTGCGTCTCTGATATACCGTTGTCGGTGACGCTGTTGTGTCGAACTCCTCCGGCTGTTCTGCCTCCGTTCCGAACACTTCTCTCCATTCTTTCATGTTTTTCTCGCTCCTTTCGCTTTGAATGTTTGCTAACTATTTTCTTTAATTTCTTAACATTCACATAAGGCTTGACCCTTTGCAGGTACATGTCGTATGTGTCTGTATTGCTCAAGTAACCCATGTATGACAGAATTGCGGTTGCATCGTACCATGTGATTTTCTCTTTCTTTGCGACACGGTTGACTTTCCGTGTGCAACTCAACATGATGCTTTCCCGCAGAATCGTCTTGTCGTGATAGAACTGGAATCCCATGAAATCGAGTGGTCTCCCTTTTCTCTTTCCGGTCTTTTTCTCTGTGTAATCGAACCGGTACACCTGCCAGTTTCCTTTCATCTGCAAGTTGAACTTTTCTCTCAAGAATCTCTCAATCTCCTGCTGCATCCTGTGGAGTTCCTTTTTGTTCTTTCCGAACACCACCATATCATCCATATACCGGATATAATGCACCGCTTTCAACTGTTCTTTGATGAAATGGTCGAGAGGCTGCAACATGAAATTTGACAACCACTGCGATGTGTAAAACCCTAAAGGCAACCCGACCTCGCTCCCGTCAATTATCAGTTCGAGGATGTACAACATTCTCTCGTCTCTGATTTTCTTCTTGAGCCACGCTTTCAAGACATCATGGTCAACACTCTCGAAAAAGTGTCGAATATCCATCTTGAGAACATATTTGCAGTTCTTTTTGTCTCGCTGAATCCACCTCTCGATGTACCTTTTCCCATAATGAGCACCCCTGTTCGGTACGCTCCCACACGAGAACTCATACATCCCTTTCATGAAAATGTCATAACACGCAGAGACGACAATGTGGTGAATCACCTGCTCATAATTGTATCGAGGTTTCTCAATCATTCTCACTTTTCTGCTCGTTCCCTCGTTGATGCAGACTTTCCCGTGTCTTGATGGTTTCCATGCCTTTTCCGGATGCGGTACGTCGTACCCCTCCGGTGCAGTGTTCTCAAGTTGCTCGACGACGTTCTTGACATGTCTCTGAATGTTGGTCGGCTCTAATATCACCGCAACGTCCGGACGCTCTGTCTTGCCCTTTGCTGCTTTATGAAATTTTTGCTCAACATTGCTATGTTCTAACATAGGCTTGTACAGGTTATTGACGGATTTATTTCCCATCTTTCTTATCACCTCAAGGTCTTTCTGATATTCTTACTCGACCCTGCCTGCATCGGTATCATTTCCACTGGTTAGGTGTATTTCAACACCCTGCGGTGTAGGAAAAAGGTGTGCTTTTGGTTAAATGCTCCATAATTTGATAAGATTGGCTCGCCACGATGTTCGTGTTCACGTTCGTCGCAGGGTTGTTCACATTCCAGTACGACAAACCGCACTTCGACCCGTTGCCACGGTTGCCACCGAACAGGGCAAGGACGCACACCGATTCCCCTGTCATGTCAAGGTCATCTTTTTGTCATGTCGGAGATTCTATCACAATTTTTTCTGTTTGTGTCGGATGTGCCTCCCGTTTCCATCATCGTGGAAAATCCTTATCATACCGGACACCTCGGAGGGTAAACCCTCCGAACCTCCCTTTTTATTGCGGGGGAGTATCTCCCCCGTTCCCCCTCGCTGCTTACGCAGCAGCAACAGGCGGTTTACAAGAAAGGCTCGCCACGATGTTCGTGTTCACGTACGTCGCAGGGTTGCCCACATTCCAGCACGACAAACCGCACCTCGACCCGTGGCCACGGGCGCCACCGAACAGGGCAACTGCAACGATCGTATTGTTGAACCATAACCCATCACATTCGTATGTGGTCTCACTTCCGGATGCAACGGTCGGGATTCTTCCGATGTCGGATGCCATTTCCATTCTTGAACAGTAGCCTCCGGATGTTCCGGACGGTGTCAGTCCTGTGTTTGTGTACCCCGCACCTGTTGAGTTGTACGGAGGAACTGCTTTCACATGATACACTCCGTTGATAAGCAGCAGACCTCTCAAACGTTTCCAGTAGTTCGCAAAGAAGTTCTCGCAGTAAAATACTTTGACTGCCTGTGTGGTCGATGTATAACCGAAAAACTGTCCTTTTCCGTTGAGTGTTCCGGTCTGCAAGAAATTGTCGGACTGACTGTTTCCGTTTCCAAACTTGCCTTGTGAGTTGGTGCTGCATGTAATCATCGTACACATTTCATACATGAGGTTGATTTCAGAAAATGACTGTTTATCCCATCTGTCACCGTTCTGCTTTGCTGCGGTCGTCTCCTGCTCGTCTGTCATGGACGCTGTCGGTGTGAGACCGGAGAGTGAACGCATCCTGTTGTTGACAACCGAACCCTCGTACATCGGGAAATATGTCACAGGCAGGACATTTCCGTCTGCGTCGGTGTGTGCGTATGCTTTGTATGTGTCATCGTACTGCTCCTCACAGAACACAACAAAATGATAATTGTTCTGTGTCCATCTCTTGACCCAAATCAGAGGAATCTCGGACATTGCATTTCCACCGTATGATGTTTTTGTGATGTCCGATGCTCCTCCGTTCAGCTTGAGAGCATGGTTTTCATGATTCAGTTCATAGTCAACCGTTCCGTCAGTTCTTACCATGACCGGACGGTTTTTCTTTACGAACCAAATATCTCCCCAGTCTCCATAATCGAACCCGCCTCCTGCGAAATTCATTCCTGCGGGTGTCATTCCAACCGCATCATAAAGATATTTGACACGGGTTGCCGGATTGCTGTCGAGGAGGTTGATTCTCATTCCGTATCTTTTCGGTTTTGCTTTTGCGTCCTCGATAATTTTCTTTGTGTTGGAAAGAATCTCCTGCGACGTGGATTCTTTCGCCATGAATATTCTGTCACCTGCTGCCATTATTCACTTGCCTCCTTTGTGATTTCCTCAAAATACAACGTACCGTTTGAGATACCCATTCGATACTTGATTTGTGTCGCATCGTCCTCCAGTTCGACAGTCGTTGCCAGTGCTTTCATTTCTGCAAGCAACTCCGTTCCCTTTTTGACCATGTCGTCATAGTACGTTTTTGCATCTTCGTCCATTCCGGTCTTGATTTCTCTGACCTCCTCGATGTCAAATGCGACAGGGAGGCTCATGAACTCGGTCGAACCGTTACCGATTCGGATGATTCTGTGACCGCTTGTCGTGGTTTCGAGACCCAGTTCTCCATCATCGAGAACCCTCTTGCTCTCCGTCCACTCTGCGGTCGTTCCCTTTTTCAGAGTGATTGTTGCTGTTGCCATTCTTTTTCACCTCTTTCTCAAATTGTGTGTGACGTTCCTGCGATATACTTGTCATAATCGGTCGTGAACGGTGTTCCTCCCTTGACAAGCAGGAGGTCGGTTGATTTTGGTGTTCCTCCATCCACATTGATGTTGATGTCCGTCTCAAGTTCTCTGATGCGTTCATAATAGTCTTTGACTGCTGCCAGTATCGCATCAAGACCGGACTGACTGATGATGATTTTGTTTGCCTCCTCGGTCGCTGTCAGACATTTCTTTGTCTGCTCGATTGCTGCCTCCATCGCCTCGACGCATTTTGCGATCGCCTTTGCGGTGTCATCCTCTCTCCGGCTCTCTTTGATTTCTCTTGCCTTTTCAGCAGCCTCTCTCAACCGCTCCTGTGCCTGTCTGACCGCCTCTGCTGCATCAATGGTGTTCTGTGTGTCCTGTGCGATTTGCAGAGCCTCTCTCGCTGCTGCAATGGTGTTCTCCAGTCTTGTATATTCTCCGGAGTGAATGATTTCCGATTCATCCCGCTGTGACGGAAAAATCTCCATCTCAAACGTCGCACTCGTCAGCAATGCACCATTTTGATACAACTGCACCTCACACAATGCTGTTCCGTGAACCTGCAACATGCCTCTTGTGAGAGGAATGAGAGCCTCATTTCCGGACTTTTCTCCATCGTTGTGAACGTGTGTCTTGTCCGGTTTGGTCATGTTGATAATGACCTCCACATTGTCCGGTATCTCATACACGACACCGTCCTCCATGAGCGTCACTCCGATGTACCGTGTTCCCATATCCATCTGTTTCGCTGCAACTGCAAAATGCTGTGTGTCTCCATACAAATCCACTTTGATGTGTCTAATGATTTCCAATTTTCTCACCTCCTCATGACAATTCTTGCTCGGTTCTCTGAACCTCCTCGAATGACAGTCTTGTGTTTGCCAGTTCGACCTTGTTCTTTTCTTTCGTCAACGGGTATTCATAGAATTTCACAATCCTGTGGCTCTCACGGATTCCCGTTGACTTGGAGATCAGCAGCACCGTGTCTCCCAGTGCTATACTGAACACCTCTTTGTACTGTTCTTTTTTCTCCTCGTCCTGCACTGCCTCAACAAGATTGATGATTTCTGCTGTGTACGACCTGTATGGTTTGGAAAGTTCGTCCAGTTTCGCCTCCGCATCCTCTTTCAGTGATTCCGCATCCGTGTATCTTTCATCTTTCCACGTCATCGTTTTCACTTTCTTTGAATACTGGTGATTCTCAACATAATTTTTCCCGTCGATATTCAGCATCAATCCATCTTTCCCTATCGGAATGAGCCTTGTTGCAAAGTCGTATGAGTTTGACTGCACCTGCAACCGCTTGAGATTCAGACGTTCAATGAAATATGCTCCTCTGTCCTCTCCGCATTTCTCATATACCGAAATTCCCTTGTTCAGAGAATCGAACACCATCTCGCATCTATACGTTGTAATTGCCTGTTGAGCGACATCCCATGCAGAACAGTTCTGCTCTATCCGGATTGTTCTCTTTTTGGAAACATCGCACCGGATGACTTTCCATCCAGTTCCGTCGATTGCCTCTGTCAGACATTCATCGACCGTCTTTTCCACAGTCTCAAATCCCTGCGGATATTGTTTGCCCTCCAGTTCCTCGACGTTCAATGTTCCGGTGCATTTGTACCATTCCCCGCTCGGCTCGACCTGCTTGATAACAAATTCGTCCGTGTCGGTTCTGATATATCCCTCCTCTTTGATGTCCGTCGCATACCTGTTTGTCTTTCGGAACTCGAATGTGATTTCCTTATCTCCAGTCTTGAGAGTGCTTGTGATGCACGTTTCTTTTATTCCGGATAAAATACACACCTTTTCGTGTGAATCATTGTACAAATCCATC